CAGATGTAATACTCTTTAATTTGCCGACCAAATCCAAATCAGCTGTAGTTACTTCCATACCATTCTTTTCTATAGATTTACCTTTAAAATGTCCTAAAAGAATTACTCTTTCAAAACTATTATAAATGTCATTTAATACTATAAAAAATGCTTCACGAAGATAACCATAACCTGCACCATTAGGTAATGTAAGAATATTAGTTCCTGTAAAAGATTTACCCATTGGAGTTGCTTTATATAGTTGTAAAGCTAATGGACTTACCATATCTTCTAATGCAGTTACAGTATCTACAATACCATATTTATATGGTCTGCCATTTTCTCTAACAGTTTTACATAATTCTTTTAGTTCTTGTAAAGGCTGTCTGTTATTCTTTTCTGCTTCAGTAAGTATATCATACTTAACTGCATCTAAAAAGCCTGTACCTTTCTCTAAATCAATAATAAGGCTATCTTGTAGTTCTGCACATAGTTTAGTTTTACCTACTTTAGGTTTACTAAAAATAATTAATTTTCTTGGACTTTTAAAATTTGCTGGTACTTTTGTTTTTGGTAGTACAATTCCACTTGTTAATGTTGTCATTAAATTCTTTTCATAAATTTCAATTCTTATTTTCTTTGATATTGTGCATATAATGCTGGATTTTTACTAAATTCTAATGGTTCTGGTAATTCTGAAAAGAAGTTACATGCACCGTTAAAATATAAATCTACTGTTGCATTACTTATACCTTTTCTATTTAAAATAATGGATAATTCTCTATAATTATCATTCAACTTGGTTATATCGTAATTATTGTGAGATTTTATTTTATACCTCGCTGGTGCAAATAGTCCTAACATTAAATCTACATCTCTGCCTGTCAGCTTACAGTCAGCTAAACCATCAGCAGATGGACGTAATTTCTCTATTATACTATCACCTTTAAAAGTATATTGTTGCTTTTCCTGGTCAGCCGATTGCTGCTGGATTGTAACAACACAACATTTAAATCTATCTCTTAATTTCATACAATAGTTGGAGCTAAATAAAAACATAGCATCCCATAATGTAGTACCTTTCTCAGGTTGTAGTAAACTTGCATGGTCAGTTATAACTATTACATATTCATCTGGATTATTAGGTTCATAATAATCTTCTACTTCTGTGGGTACTCCATCTATTATTATTTTTTTAGTATGTAACTTACCATTAGCTAAACAGTAATCTCTTACAGTTTTATAAATTCCGTAAGCATTACGAGTAGAATCTACAATAGTAACTATTTCTTCTAATTTAGTAAACCATTCATCATATTTATCCAGCAATGCTTCTATCTCATCATCTAAAATATAATGATTAAATACAGATTGTAAGTGTAGTGGGTCTATAACTTTACCTGTATCTTTATATATTTTATATGATAAAAAATTCATTAATTTATCTTCTTTACTCATTTCTAACGAAAAGTAAAATATTTTTACTTTAACATTACTATTAGGATTATTAATTACAAATTCTATAGGTTCTAATACATATAAATAATCTGTAATCTGACTTTTTCCTACTTTGCTGGAAGCAGTTATAATTTGGTATCTTTCTTTTTGTATTCCTGGTAGTACTTTAGTTAATCTTTTAAAACTCCAAGGAATACAATTTAATTTACCATCTAATCTATTCTGTTTATTCTGTTTTAGAGTACTTTTTACTCTACTGTATATACTCAAAGTTTAAATGTAAATTCATCACCTGATGTTTCAATATGACCTTCTTTAACTAATTCTACTTCTGCTTCAAGTAAAGATACTTCTACACCATCATTCTTCTTTTTGTAGATAAAATAATCTGCACAAGTTACATAAGTATAATTTTGTTTAGCCATTTTAGTAATATAGTTAGTTGCAGCTTGTAGTATTTCTTCTTTAGTAATATTAGGATGTTCTTTAAAGAATCTTTCCATTTTTTTATTACAACTAGCTTTAGAGCCTTTAATAGGTCTTCCACCTGATGATTTAACTGGAGCAAATACATTTCTATATTGTTCTATAAAATCTGAATCAGGTGTATTTTCTATATATTCATTATCAACAAAACTATCTACTATTTCATGACCTTTAGGTGTTAACATAATATGGTCTATCCTAAGATAGTTATCCATATCACCTGACATAAATTTAACCAATCCACGTCTATGTAAATTTTGATGTATTTCATAAAAATTAGTTATTTTATCAACTATTTTAGTTAAAGTAGGTTTATCATCAATATAATACATAAACATAAATTGGTCAAATGTTATGTTATTTTCTTGGCAAATATGCCAAACTTGCTTCATTAAGCTCATTTGTTTTTAATCTTTCTTTCAATTCTCTTTTATCTAATTTAAAATTATTAATTTGCTTTAAAGCTAATTCTTCTTTTTCTTTAGATATAATTATTTTTTCTCTGTAATAATCTCTAAGGTAATCTTCATCTGGAATCATAATTTTATTGTTTAGGTTGAATGATTACTCCTTGTGAGTAGTTAGCCATTAGAAAATGTTTTCTAATTATTGTACCATATTCTAAAGTTTCAAAATGTTGAATGCTGTTATAACTTTCTTCAACAGGTAGTATTATTGCTGATGATAGGATTTCTTTTAATTCAGATGCCATCATGCCTTCTGCATCATATTCTCCAACTTTTCCATTGCGCTTAGACCATTTTTCAAGTTCAGCTATCCTATCCTCTAACTTTTCTTTTCCTTCTTGTGTTAGGTATATTCCTTTCATAATATTTTAGCTATTTTGATTTTACCATTGGTTAATTTTGGTTTCAAATCTCCCCACATAATATTAGAACTTTTACCATTAAAAACTTTACCTAAATTTTCTTGTCCCATCTCAATTTCTATTTTCCAAGACTTATTTTGAATTGATTGAAGAAAATCTCCCATTGCATTAGGTTTGGCTTCATTTCTTTGTGTAAAACCTTTTCTAAAAGCTGCTTTAACCTCTTCCAAAGTAAACATTCTATCAGATAGAAGTTCTTGTGCTTTTTGGAAACCTTTTTCGTAACCAAAAGCATTTACGCCCCCGACATTCTTGAGTTTAGTGTTTAGGTTCCCCCAGTAGTAAAACCAATCCAACCACCCAATCTCTTTCAATTTATCTTCAGGTATTTCATTAGAGAATGTTATTTGGTCTTGTTGGGCTATTACTTTTTTACACCAATCATTATTTGTTTCATCTGATTCTTTTTTTGTGTAGATACCAATAGCTTTTCCAATACCACCCCATACATAATAAAGTTCATTATTTTGTATTTTTTCATTAGAAGTAACAATAAATCTTTCTGGTAGTTTATGTAATATGTAATTATTCATAATTTAGATTTTACAAGTTCTTTTAATTGTCTTTTATCTATAATCACATAATGATTATCAGAAGACTTGTTATTAGAAATATTCCAAACATCATTAAATGATAAGCATGGTTTATTACAAATAATATAATTTTCAGCAGCTTCTTTTGTTGAAAATATTCTTCTATTTGGGAATAATTTTAATGTGTTTTCACTAGCAATATATTTTCCTTGGTATTTAAAATAACAATCTACAAAATGTATTTCATCACCTTTAAAAATATCAACACCATCTTCTGTGGTAAACAAAATAGGTTTAGGTTTAGCTTTTCTCCAATCATGTATTCCATGATAATAAGTATATTCTGCTAAATTTTGTTTAATTGTAAAAACTACATTATTATTTACAACAATTATTTTAGATATTTTACAATTAGTATCCTTCCAATTAGCAGAAATTAATTGAACAGTATCACCAATAGTAAATATTTCAGAATCAGATAATCTTTTTACTGAATAAATATCCCAATCATTATTTTTTAATAAATTATTTTCAGTTGCTCTAATTGTTACATCACAAGCATTATAATTAACAAAATCTCCACTACATTCTTTAGTAAGAATAGTATGTTTTGGAATTGATAATATATCTTTATTAGCTTTAAAACTTAATATCTCATAATTTTTTTCAACAACTTCTTCCCAAAATTCACTACTAGGTTCTACACCTATTTCTACACAAAACCCTGATGATTTTAATACACCGTCTTGATATGTAGCTATTTCACCTGTTTTCTTATGTTTAAATTCCTTTTGCATTATCAATTAATTTTATAATTTTTAAAATTCTAAGCAATCTTTTATCACTTATTGAGCCCATATCAGACTTTTCAATTTCATCTTCTTTAATCCAACCTACAATCATATAATTATTTAGATTAATTAGTGCAAATTCATCTTGTTTTCTTTTTTTCTCCTTTCTTAAAACTTGTCTAACAAAATATTCTTCATCTTTATATATTACAATATCAAGTATTTCAATTTGTTTCTTTTGCATTTTATTTAATTTTATTTATACAATCATTTACATCTTTACAATAAGTAATATTAAGATTAATGTTTTCAATCATTTTATTAAACCATTTTTCTTCTACAGTACCTATTGTACAAAATATAAATACATTACCTTCTTTATCTTGTTCCCATCTCATTCTTCCAACTCTTTGTAAAAAATCTAACTCTTTTGTATAATATGAATGAATAATTACATTTTCTAATCCATCTATACTAATACCTTGTTTTAATAATTTAAATGAAGCTATATCATTAATTTCACCATCTTGGAATGATTTAATTATAGCTCTATTTTTATCTTCAGTATTAGTACCTTTAACTACATTAGATGTAATTTTAGATAAAGAATTTAAATCATTACCAAATAATATAGTTTTATTTAGATTAGATAATAATAACTTACAAGCTTCTATTTTAGAAGGTAATTGATATAATACTTTAGCTCTAGCTGCTGAAGAAGTTCTTATTTTAAATTCTTTAATAGATTCTGGCATAAATAAAGCTTTTTTAAACTCATTATCCCAATAATCATATGCAGCTTTTTCTGTAGTTTTAAATCTTTTTAATTTACTACCAGCTTCTATAGTTTTAGCATTTGCATCTAATCTGTGCATTATTACATACACATTTAACTTTCTAGTAGTATTATCTTCTTGGGCTTGATTTATATCATATCTATAACATACAGGAGCTATTTGAGCTAATATATCTGCTTTAGTAATTTCTTTACCTGATTCTTCAATATAACTTACAGCTTTTTCATCTAAAGTAGCACTAAGACATAATATTGTATCATAAGTATTATTAAAAAAGAATTTAGAATATTCTTTACTAAGTCCATCTTGTATCTCATCTGCACACACCATATCCCAGGTAGTACCACTCCATTTATAAGCTGATTGGTAACAAGAAAAAGTAAGTTTATGATTTGCTAATAAATCATAACCAAATAAGTTTTTATACTTCTCTATATTCTCATATAAATCTTTTTCTCTTACTGTAGTTTCAGCTAAAAATAAAATATTACTACCTGGTTTTAAATGTTGTGCTGCAAAAATAAAAATAAACATTTTACCTGTACCTGTATGAGCAAATACAGTACCTTTCTTACCTGTATTTACCCAAGCATTTACAGCTAAATTTTGTATTTCATCTCTTTTTTTGTGAATCATAATTCAATTGTTATAATTACTTGAGTTAATCTACTTGTAAATGGGTTAAACCACTCTAAATAATAGTCTCTTTCATTCATATCTAAATTATCTTCTGTATATATTTTAAATCCTGTAAAGAACTTAAATATATATATAAATAATCCTATTAGAATTAATATTATTAATAAATTTTCCATTAGTATTTATTTATTTTTCTTTCAAATAATAATATCTTTTTATATCTATCTTCTGACCAATAAAATAAAAAGTATCTCTTTACTCCTATTCTTGGAAATTCTCTAGTTCCAAAGTGTACTCCCCATGCTATTCTAAAATAACATAATACACATAATAATGCTGTTAATACTACTAATTTATCCATAATCTTTAATTAAATAAGCTTAATTGTTTATTTTCTATTGTTTCTATAATTTTATAACATTCTTTAATATAATATGAATAATTGATATTGTATTCATCCCAATCTTTTTCTTCAAATTTATTAAATATTGTTACATTAAATCCTTTATTAATTAATTCAGAAGAATTTTTATAATACTGTTTAACAAATGTAGTTTTAGAATTAGAAATATAATATCTTACATTTCTTTGCTGTTTTTCTATATAATGATAAGGATTATTATCTTCATCATACCTAACTTCATGTGTTTCACCATAACTATCTTTAGTAAATTTTTGTCTTCCACAAAAATCATAAATATCTCTATGATTAATTATAGTATCTTCTACAGAAATACCTTTTACAAAATAATCAGATAAAGCTAATTGTATTACTCTAAAACTATTATCTTTATGATAATCTTTGTCAATTTCAAATGCACCTTTATACTTAACTTTACCATTAGTATATACAGCTAAATAATTATTAACATCTCTTATTACCATTTTAGAATATTCAGCATATTCTAATTCAAGTTTAGTTTCTTTTTCCCATTCTTTACAATATTGGTAATAATCTTCTAAATATCTTTTATGAAATTTAATAGTTATACCATCAGTATTAATTTGTAATACTTCTAAATCAAAAGTATTTACTAATGATTCAGCTAACATTAATAATAATAACTGACCATTAATAGTAGTAGCCATAGTATATAATGGGTCATAAAGAAATGAATTAACATCGTTGCTCTTGCCATAACATGCGTTGGCGGATAATTTTAAAGCATCTGCAATAGATTTATTACCTTCTCTTTTAGCTTTTAATCTTTTTTGTACAATATCATTATCATAAATACTTATAAAATCTTTACCTAAATGTCTAATATAAAGATTATTTTTAATTGCTATATTAGGATATAGTGAAGCTACATCTGCATCAAGTATAATATAATCTTCATCAGATTCATATATTCCTGGTTTAATACAACCATGAATACCACCTTGACCTAAATCATACTTAAAACCTTTATAAATTACAGATTCAGCAAATCCACCTTTAGTTTTACTAATAGAAGTATTTTTAAGCTTATTTAAGAGATTATTAAATTCAGTTGAATCAAACCTTATATAATCAAATATAATGTCTTTAAAATTAATTCTAGGTCTATAAGTACGTAATTCTCTAACATCCCATTGATTTAATCCTGTTTTATCACAATATAACTTTAAAATTAATTGCTCACCTATTTTACTATCTGACCAATTTAAACAAGGTATATTATAAGTTTTAGTTAATTCTTTTCGTAAATCTATTTTATCTTTACTTCTTTTATAAAACTCATAAGTAGCTAATACATCATTAAGATTATATTCAAGAATGTGCGTAACTTCAGCTAATGTAATATCTTCTTTAGTATGAGATATTTCCATTTCCATAACATTAGGATAGTTCATACTAATTTCTAATGCTTTAAGACTAGTTTTACGTGCTTTATTATTATAATGCCACATTCTAAATAAATCAAGTTGATGTATTTTCCATTTCTTTTCAGGAACATAAATATTTTTATAGAAATCATCAGTATCTTGACTATTAACTATCTCTTGAGCTTTATTATAAATTAAAGATATAATTTCTTTTTCTGTAATCTGACCCATTTGTAAATTATTCCACCAACTATAATGATTATTTAAAATATAATGAATAATAGGGTAGTCAAAGTTAACATTATTAAATCCAATTTGCCCTTGACAATATTTTAAATGAGTTGCTAATAATTCTAATTGAAATAATTCTTCATGTAATACATATTGATTTACTTCTTCTGTTTTTACATTAATAGCTGTATAAGTAAAACAGCTTGCTAAAGTTTCTACGTCATATACTACAGTCATAACTAATCTATGCCACAGCTATAAGCCATAACATTATTTGCTTCAAACTCTTCTATTTCTCTATCATAAGTAAATCCACCAGTATTACTATACCACACATCATCTTTCCATATACCTAAATTTTCATTAAATATATAGAAATCTTTCATATCCATCATAATAACTTTCTGACTACCTATAATAGCATCAGCTTTATTAAGAATAGTTTTATCTCTAAGACATTTCTCAATATCTCTAATTTTACCTAATTCTTGAGCTACTTCTCTTGTATCAGATATTTCATTATTACCATAACGTGTAAATCCACCATTATGACACATAAATAAATTATCTTTTACTCTAAATGGGTGTATGTTTTCTTCACATACTCTACCTATTGTAGCCCATCTAAAGTGTATCATCATTGGGTATTTTTCATACTCTTTGTAAAATCTGTAAAACATCTCAAAATCCTTGAGAGTTCTATATCTAATCATAGTATATTCTGTTGCTACAACTATACCCATTCCATCTGAATTGGATATAGAACCTTTTTTTAATGTTGCCCTACTAACTGTAGCATCTTCAGGCTTATAAATTGCTAAACACATAGTTTCTTTTCCTTTTTTAATTGTTTAATTAATTTTTTAACATCTTTTTCTGGGTCATCAACCCAATAACCATCTATATCTATTTCATCATTTCTATTATAGTATGCTTTTATGATTTCTTCTTCACTATACATCCTTTTAGCTTGCCATTTAGCACCTGCAATAAACATTGATTTTTCTCTATCACAATAAGGATGAGTTATGCTTTCACAATTTCTTTCAGCAGCATCTTCAAGTGTTTCTTGTTTAGGTTCTTCTTGTGGAATGATGATTTTGTACTGTTCTATCCAAACTCTTTCTCCTTTGTGGTTTCCATTTGGATAAAGTGGTTTTGGCTGCTCAACATCTTCTGTTATAACCTCAACAAACTCACAACTTGGATTCTTCACAAACCATTCTAAAAATTCATCATCAATAGCTTGAATACCATCTTTGATTAAGTCTGGGTCTGTTGTTAGAATGATTTTGTTTTTAGTATAGCTACCATCTTTATCATTTGCTATTTTTGTTTGAAATTCAGTTTCACATTTTATTATTTGAGTATTTGTCTTTTCAAAATTAATCTGAACTGCATAATCACCCTCTTTAATTTCTTCATCAGAAGTGACAAACAATTCTTTTCCTATTTTATAGATATTTCTTTCCATGATGTGTTATTTAAAATGTGTGTTATACATGATTCACTTACATTATACTCTTTAGCTAATTTTTTAACTGAATATTTATAAGGAATATACTTTTGTTTTATCTCTAAAACTTGTTTTTTAGTTAATAATGCTCTACCATTTTCTTCTCCTGAATATGCAACTCTATGTAAATGAAGTTTGTTTAATCCGTTTTTACTAGCGTGTATGTGATTTTGTGAGTTAGTACACCATTCAAGATTATCTATTCTGTTATTAGTCTTATTACAGTCTATATGGTTAACTTGTGGATAATTATTTATATTATCAATAAAAGCTTCTGCAACTAATCTATGCACGTACTTGTTTACTTTCTTATTGTTAACTGTAAATCCAACAGTCATGTATCCAAGATTACTTTTAGATTGAACACAAAGTTTACCTTTTTTCATATAAGAAATTCCATCAGGTTTACTAACTATTCTATCTAAACTTCTAACATTTCCAAAATTAGAAACTTGATAAAATGTTTCATAACCTATAACATCTTTCCACATTTCACTACTTGGTTTATCTGTTGGTAATACGTAAATGTTTTTCATAATTATAATTTAAAGTCCTATCTACTTGTTATCATAGATAGGACTTATTAATTTAAAATAATTCTGCTTGTGTTTCAACTAAGAAGTTATACATATTTTGTAATTCTGTATAAGATTCTTTAGCTGCTTTTAAATTTTCTTCTGCTTGTAATACATTAGTTCTTGCATTAACAAGACTTTGTACAATATTTTCAGGTTTACTTGCTTTAGCTTTTTCTACTGCTAAATTAGCTGTATTTAATGCTGCTTCAGCTTTCTTTACTTCACCTTCAGATGTAAGTAATTTACCCTTCATGCTTAATAAACCTTGTTGAAAATTAAGACTTGCTTGTTCTACAGTTAAATCTAATTGTTCTTTTGCAATTTCTGAATCTGTTTTAGAAATAAGTGCTTTGTAATTTTTTGCTTTTGTAGCCATGTTAAATTTGTTTTTGTTTGTTAAATAATTAAATTAAATTTTTCTAATACAATAGATTTTACAATCTTTTTAGGTTTTTCAGGTAAGTTTACTTTAATATCTGCAAAAACACTATTAATTGTATAATCTATTTTCTTTTTTTCTTTTGTAATTGTTGGAATGTAAATTTCATTAGAAGTTTCTAATTGTTCTAATCTTTCTTCTAATAATTCAGTTGGGAATATAGAATTAGTTTCTACTTTCTCACCTAATACATACTTTTTGAATTGCTCTGTTGTAATTTTATTTTTCCATCTTTGTTGAGCACTACTTTCTGTACAAGTATGAAAGTGTTGGTCTCCAGGATAAACAAAAAATCCTCCATTTTCTCCTATCATCCAATCTTTACTACATCTTTTGTATTTACCAATATTTTGCTCGTAAAAAGTTTGTAACAAATTTCTATTTTCATTAGTTATTTCAATACACCATCTTTCAGGTAACACAAAATCATCTTTAACTTCTTGAGATGTAGGTATTATTTCTGCCCATTTACCTTGATATAATATATATTTACCACAATTTTTAATTTCATTTCCTTCATTATCTTTTACATTAATAACTAAAAATTTAGTGTTATACCTTTCAAAAAACCATTCATGTTTGTTAGCATTAGATAAATCATCATTTACAATATAAATGTTAGAATCATAATTAAAAGGAGATTTAAACTTAGTACCAACAGGATAATATTGTTTAGCAATTTCTAGTATTTCTTCATTAGATAAATCTTTTAATGGTATTTCTTCTAATTTAGCTTTATACCATCTACCAACATTAATACCTCCATAAAAAATATCTTTATTGTAACTCTTGTTTTGAACATTTTTTACTTTTCCAAATCCAGTAATTACAACATGTGTATTATTAATATCTTTTACTTGATATAAATCTGAAGGGTTTACATAATAAAAGAAATCACCAACTTTATATCCATCTTGTTTAATCTTATCTGGATGTCCATCTGGTAAATATTCTTGTATTTCTTCTAATGTTGCTAATCTTGTTTCATTCTTTGAATCACTCCACCATTTATTATATTGAGCATTTTCTCCTTTTTCAAACATAATTTTGTATTTTTAATGGTTAATTAATTACCTGTACTACCAAATCCTCCAGTACCTCTATCAGTATTAGATAATTCAGATACTTCTTCAAATTCTATTTGTGGATAAGGTAAAATAATTATTTGTGCTATTCTATCACCTATTTTATATCCAAAAGTTTCTTCTTCAGCTAAAAAATTAGCCATAATTTCACCTCTATATCCACTATCAATTACTCCTACAGAATTAGATAATATACAATTAGCTTTATAAATAGAACTTCTTGGAAATATTAAACCTACAAATCCTTCAGGAATTTCCATAGATATACCACATTTAACAGTAGCTATAGGAGGATTAATATCATTTTGCTGTTTAAATATAATTTCTGTTGCTGTTAAATCCATACCAGCATCCCCAATTTTTGCATAACTGGGAATTACTGCTTCTGGTACTAATTTCTTAATCTTTACTTTCATAATTGTTGTTAAATTCTTTCAATTTAATTAAATAATCTTCACCATGTTTAATAAACATGTCATGTATTTGAGAAGTTAAACTTATTTTTAAAGTTTGTATTTCTTCTCTTTTTTCTCTTAAAGCTTTTTCAGCTTTTAATATGTCTAATTCATTCATATTAAATTATTATTTAAAATGTAATCAAATGCTGCTGATATTGCTTCTTGAGGTGACTTAAATCTACTATCATTGTTATTACTACTTTTTTTTCCAGTTGTTGAAATATAATAATACCATACAGTTTTATCATAATAAGTTCCCCAAGAAGAATAAATCCAAATACCATGATTAACTCTTAACCATTCAATTACTTGCCATTGTTCTGGTGCTGAATAGTATCTTTTATGAAATCTGCTTTTTGTAACTAAACGATAAATACCTGTAAATTTATCTCCGCCTGTTTTCTTATCAATTAGTCGTTCTTCTGCATAGGCATTCATACAATTCACATCAAATCCTTTTTCTTTAAGCCATTTAGCTTGTTCAAAGGTTACGTATGTTGGTTTAATACTATTCATATTATATAAATTTAATTACTTGATTATTTTGAATTATTTTAGTTACATTAAATTTAGCATCATAATATTCAAATACTCTAGTAAATTGTGGATTTAGTAAATTGTTTAAATATTGTATAAATGCTGGTATAAACTCTTCAAGAGTTTTAATTATAGGTTCTTTACAATGGGTTGTATAATACTCATAAAATAATTCAAAATGTATAGAATTAGTATTTCTAATTTCAATATATTCTTCTCTAGTCATTTTAGTTCAATTTAAAAAGAGAGTAGTTGTTAGCTACTCTCTTTTGTTGTTAAAGCTTTTTCTCTAATATTATTACTACAGTCTTTTGTTAAAAATAAATTACACTCAATTTTATAAAAAATAAATTTAAATTTATTAAATTATATTTTCCATTATTTATTATATACATAAGTATTAATAGTGTTCTTCATAATCTTCATCGTCATAATCTCCATCTTCATCATAATTATCTTCATCATATTCTGTAACAACTCTTTTATTTCTGTTTAAATCTGTTTCAGTAATTTTAGATAATTGTAATTCTTCTACTTTATCTACCATTTCATTAATGGCAGTAAGAGCTTGTTCTACAGTGAGGTTATCACTGTAGAACTCTTGCTCTATTTCTGCTTTTTTTAAGAAATATTCTTGTAGTTTCATTATTGCGCTGTTTCAGTACCAAAAATAAGGTCTCTCAATTCTTCTAATTGCTTAATTTCTTCTTCTAAACCTTTTACTTGCTCTTCTAAAGTATCTACTTTAGCTTTAGCTTGTGCAACAGCTTTAGAATAAGTTTCACAATAAGATTCTGCTGAATCAGTTTTATTAATTCTTTCTAAATTTACATTTAAAATTGTTTCTTCTAATTCTTCATTAGCATCATCAATTCTATCTGATAATCTATCAATTTCAGCTTGTCTTGAAGCAATATTATTTGCATAATATTTACTTAATTTTTCACTAAATTTAGCTAATTTAGCATCATCACCACCTTTTACAAATGCTAATACTTTTTCTACAAATGTTGTTTTTTTAACTTTACTCATTTTAATTTGTTTTTGTTTTGTTAATAAATTAATTGTTTTGTTTTCTTTTTAGAACTTTTAGGTAGCTCTAATACCTTGTTTAATGGATTATTAAAATCCTTACTAAATAATGATTCAGTTTTATTTTTAAATGCTTCTTTAGATGTTACAGGATATTTATCAATACTATCTCTTCCTGGAAAATAATTTTCAGATGCCTTTTTATAATCTTCTGTAGTAACTCTCAAGTTAT